TTGCAGAACCGATGCTCTGAAGTCGGCGAGATGCTCGCGATCAACAAGGAGAAGCGGTTGATCGACTGCGTAATTGACGAGAACCGGACCGCACACCGGTACAAGTGGAAGGGCACGTCTTACGCGACCTACCAGACTTCGACTCCCTACATCAACAGCAAGACGGGCAATGCGTTGGTGGACTGGACCAACGTCGATGCGGCGGAGCTGATGTTCAACCAATTGACGGACCCGTACACGGGCGAGCCGATCATGGTGAATCCAAAGCATCTGGTGGTTACTCGCCAGAACTTGCGGACCGCTCAGCGTATCCTTACGGCAACGCAGGTCACGACCACTACTCCGGGGTTCGCGACTTCGGGCAATCCGAACGCGGTCAATTGGGCGAATCCGATCTCGGGATACCAGATCCTTTGCTCGGCTCAACTGGCGGCACGGCTCGGGACTGACACGAGCTGGTTCCTCGGTGACTTGACCAAGGCGTTCCGGTACATGGAAAACTGGCCGATCACGGTCGTTCAGGCTCCGGCCAACTCGGAAGCGGAGTTCACTCTGGACGTCGTTTACCGAGTCAAGGCCAGCGAACGCGGTGCGGCTTCGACGTGGGAGCCTCGCCAGATAATCAAGAACGCTGCATGACTTGTGTGAGACGGTGGGCTTCGGTCGCGTAAGCCGGAGCGGTGCAAATCTCGGTTCGACGCAGGGGGTGGTTGTGATGGCGAAAATCAAAAGTCCGGACGCTGGTCCGGAGTCGGAGAAGGTAGACGCTGGTCCGGTGGAGACGGAAGCCGTGGGCACGAGTCGCAGCTACTCGGTGCGGCAACGGACTGACCCGGAGGGAGCGGCCGTCGTGGTAGAGTCTCCAGACGGGACTCCAGAAGACGCTGTGCGGATGTTCAACGCTCGGCGTGGCGGAGAGATTCGGACGATGAAGCAGTTGATTCTGGTTCAAGTCTGAGGCGGTCGATGAGGACGAATACGAGCGGCCCCGGCAAGTGTCGGGGCCGTTTCGTTTGACGGTGGCATCTTTACAGGACGCGATGGCGTCGGTACGTTGATTGAGAGTGACGGGGGAACACAACGACACACGAAAGGAACGCCGATGAGCGACGAGCTGGACAAACAGGCTAGGGCATGTGCGGCTCGCGTGCCGAACAACGTCGGGTTCGACCCGATTACAATCGTCACGATCCTGACGCAGGTGCTGCCGCTGCTGATGTCGTGCTTTCAGCGGAACGATGAGCCGTCTCCGGCGGCGATGCGGGCGGAGGTGAAAGCTCAGCAGGTTCGCGCACCGGAGCAATTGCGGCGGCGGACTGCCCGGCGTATCCGTGGCGACGCAGACGTCCCAATGACGAAGACGGAGTCGTTGATGCTGGCGGACGCGGTCATTGCGGAGTGCTGCGAGTCGGAGGATTCAACGGTGGTGTCGCTGGCGATGGCGTGCGGCATCACGGAACCGGCGGCTAGTGCGACGGAGTGAGGTTCAACCGAAAGGGTGCGAAGTGACGACAAGAAAACCGGCGGAAAACGGAGACGCTCCGAAGAAGTGGTGGGATGAGTGGAAGTGGCTCGCGACTCCAGTGACGCTCCTATTGCTGACAATCGCGGTGCATCAGGGGTGGATCACTCAAGGTGATGCAGACAAACTCAAGCCGTTGGTGATGGTGGCGAAGCCGGTGGATGTGCCGGAGGCGGCCGAACCGACACGTGACACGGAGGCTGAGGCGAAGGCGGCGAAGGACATCGACTGGAAGGCGATCATCGACCAGTTGACTCCGATCATCATCGACCGGTTGAAACCAAGGCCGGAGCCGGAGCCGAAACCAAAGCCGACACCGGACCCGGAGCCTCCGAAACCGCCACTTCCGTCGGACTCGACGATTAAGATCACGGACGAAACAGGGAAAGTGGTCACGGCGGCGACGGTCGATTCCGGATCGCTGTTCCTCGCGACGGCGACGGGAAACATCGGCTGGCAATCGTCGCGGCACGGTGCGGTGCGGCTGGTCACGCTGCCGAACAATCTCGGCTACGCGTTCAGTCTCGACGCTGGGGCGTGGGTCGAGTTTTTCCTGACCGATTACACGGCGAAGACGCAAACGAGTCTGAGGGTCACGGCGAACCATAGTCCAATGCCTCCGCCGGAACCGAAACCGGAACCAAGGCCGGAGCCAAGACCGGAACCGGCAACGAACAGGGTGCTTGGGTTGGTTGTGTTCGCGGACTTGGCGGAGCGGAACCCGGAGTACGCGAGCCTGATGGCGTCCAAGTACTGGCAAACGCTGAGCGACCGGCATCGGGTGGCGATCTACACGCGGACGACGAATGAGGCGGTTGGTAAGGCGTTCTTGGCGGAGACGGCCGGGGCGAAGGGTGCGACGTTGCTGATCCGGGACGATACGGTATCGGCCAAGCTCGCAGTGGTCCCGCTACCGAAAACGGAGGCGGAGTTCGAAGCGGCAATACGTGCTTGGAGTTCGCGATAATGGCTGACGTGATCGTTGACGAACGCGGCTTTGAGCGGCGGTGTGGGTCGCTTCCAATGCCGGTCGATCGGGTGTGCAGTCTGCCTCCGTTCGGGAGCGACCCGAACATGCCGCTGTGGACGGAAGCCGAGATCAAGGCCGTCGTGACGAGGTCGGACCGGGAGAAGTCGCGGGACTTGTTCGGTGCGGCATGGATTCTCGACCAGCTTTCCTTCGGGAGCTGCAATGGGCACGCCTTGGCCGGATGCGGGGCGAGGACGCGGTTCGTCGGTGGGCGGAGGGACGGGCTGCTGTTCAGCGGAGCCTACTCCTACTCCAAAATGAACGGCGGGCGTGACAACGGTAGCGTGATTCTGGACGACATCGACGTTGCTCAAAGGGACGGGTTCGCTCCGCTGTCGCTGGTCTCGGCGACGATGATCTACCCGAAGAATCAACCGGCGAACGCGGATTCGGAAGCGGCGAAGTACAAGGGGCTGGAGTGCTACGCCCTGATGGGGCTGATGGCGTTGCGGACGGCGTTGGCCTGTCGGATCCCGTGCATCGTCGCGGTGATGGCAGGGGACAACTTCGCCCGGCTCAACGGCGGCATCTGCGGCATCGACAACGGTTCCGGAAACCATGCGGTTCTCGTGGATGACGTGCTTTGGGACGGGACGAAGTGGATCTACGACATGGCGAACAGCTGGGGCACGAGGTACGGCGACGGCGGACGCGGCTACTTGACGGACGGGCACTTCAAGCAGACGTTCGGGCCTCATTCCTTCGTTGCTGTCCCGGCGTTCGATGAACTGAGGTGAGTCATGCCGACGGGGCCAGTGATTGGACGAGGTACGATACGAGCCGGGGCGATTGTGTGGATGGATTTCGCTCCGTGGAAGTGGCCGGAAGTGCCACGGGGAGACGCCAGTATAGTGTTCGACCTTAGAGAAATCGGGACGGACGGCGTGAGGGTGGATGCGACGGCGGCACACTTCGGGGCGAAGGCAGAGTACGGAAACGGTGGCCTTTTCGTGAAGATCTCGGATGTGCTTCTGGTGGAATAAACCGAAGCGGTAGCGGCGTGGGGGCTTTGATATGCGTTTGACAGTCGTTGTTCTTGTGGTCGCGATGACGATGCTGGACGCAACAGGGGTTGCTGGAGAACGGCCGACTCCTCCGGCTGGCGTCTGCTACGGCGACGCGACAAATGGGACTCCGTCGGCGGCTCCGACTCCGATGGCGGAGGTCGTGCGAGTGCTGGCGTTGCTGCCGGAACCGAAGATCGCCTACGCGGATCTCGGTTGTGGGGACGGTCGCTGGCTGTTCGCGGCGGCGGAGCGATGGCCGGGCGTGAGGATCATCGGCGTGGAGCTGGACCCGGTCACGGCGGAAGCGACGCGGGAACAGGTGCGGCGTGCGGGGCTGACGCATCGGATCACGATCAAGACGGGGGACGCGACGCAGGTTGACGTCTCGGCCGACGTGGCGACGGCGTATCTCTACGCGGACGTGCTGGAGCAACTGCGGCCGCGTCTGGAGAAGCTGCGGGCGTTCGCGTCCTACTTGCATAGACCGCCGGGTCTGCCGGTGGTGCGGAATGGTGACTCGTGGTTCTACTCGCAACCGACTCCGCAGGCGGTGGCGGTGTGGAACGGGAGGGCGTTCACGTCAGCGGTGTGCAGCGATGCGAACTGCGTGATGTGCCGATCAATCCGGGCACAGCTCGCGGCTCCAGTCGCGGCCCCGGAGCCTGCCAAGGCGGCGTCCGGGCAATGGGTTCGGACGAAGGTCTGCAACGGCCGGGCGTGCTGGTTCGAGGATCGCTGGGTTCCGGCTCCGTGACTCGGCTTTCGCTGAACGGCCGAACAGCTATGATCCGGGTGCGGACAATCGGCGGACTGAAACGAACAGGGGGCGACGATGCGAATCAAGACGCAAGGCACGATCTATCACGGGTCGCTCGGGTCGATTGGGGCAACGGCTCTCCAGTTGACGTCAGTGGTGCGGAAACTCGCTCAAGGAGTGACGATCAAAGCTGATGCTGGCAACGCGGCGAACTTCGTTTTCGTCGGGCTGGTCGGTGTGACGGCCGGGATCTCGGCCCCGACGACTGACGGATACAAGCTGGCTGCCGGGCAAGAAATCGAGATCGCGATTGACGATCCGGCGAAGATTTACGTGATTGGGTCAACGACCAGTTTGGCCGTCTCTTGGGTGGGGGTGTAATGGCGACAATCGCTGAAAACCTTGCGACGGCGAAGGCGAATTACGCGGCGACGTTGGCGAGCATCTCGGCCTCGCCGAAACCAAGCTACTCGATTGACGGCCGGTCCTACTCGTGGGTCGAGTACCAGAAGTTTCTTTTGGAGCAGATGGCGGCAATCGACAAGCAAACGGCGTCTGAGTCCGGGTCTGATACGTTCGAAGGTGTCGTCTTCGGGGGGACGTGATGGCAGTCGATCACACGACAGAGTACCTCGTTTGGGATGACGTCGAAGCGGGGTCGGTCATCCTCAAGCGGAACGCTGGCAACACGACAGTCTCAATTGGGGTAATGCTCCGCGAAGAACTCACTTCGGCGGACGGCACGATTGACGGCGTCGGGGTGGACGCGAAAGCGATCCGGTTCGTGATCCCTAACATCCTTCTCAACCCGACGGCACTTGGCCGGGTCATCAAGCGGAACGACGTGATTGTGGGGGCGGACACGATCAGCTACCAAGTGCTGTCCGTGGACAAGGTGTTCGCGGGTGCGGAGTGGACGTGCGTCACAACGCCGGAGCGATGACAATGGAACAAGGCGAGACTTCGTCGGACGTAATGGCGGTTCGCACGTTGACGGAACTGGACGCATCTATCGAGATGCTGCTGGCTCCAGTGGCGATTCCGGTGGAGCCGAAACCGGCTCGGACGTGGTGGATCGTTTCGTTTCGGGGGCGGGCTATCTGGACCGGCCCGGCGTGGACCGGAGTTGAAGCGGCGGACATCGCGGGCAAAGCCTATTGCCTAAATGAGCCGGGGCGGTTCAAAATGACGGCCGAACCGATTGAGAGGCCAAAAAAAGGGGCGCAAAGTGTATTGGGCAGACTCCGTCCGTGAAACGACCGCATCGACTGGGACCGGGACGCTCGCACTGGACGGGGCCTACCGTGGACATCAGACGTTCCTGACAGCGATAGGCAACTCGAAGGCGTTCTATTACTGCATTCGACATCGTTCGGCGAATCTCTGGGAAGTCGGCATCGGCACGTTGTCGGCGGGCGTGACGCTGACGAGAGTCAAGGTTCTGGCCGGGTCGAGCGGAGCGGGCGTCGCTGTCACGTTCACGGCTGGAACGTCCGATGTGTTCCTGACGGAGCCGTCTACGGCAGCGGAGGGGGCAACGCATCTCAAGAAGCCGTGTCGTGTGGCGTCGCTGGCGAACTTGACGATAGCGACCGGCCTGAACTCCGGGGACACGGTCAACGGCGTCGTGTTGGTCGCTGGTGATCGTGTGTTGCTCACGGCACAGACAACGGTGTCTGAGAACGGTGTTTACCTCGCAGGCGTCACTCCGGCTCGGGCGGAGGATCTGTTCACGGGGTCGCAGTCGGCCGGAGTATTGGTTCCGGTGCAAGGCGGCACGACGTTCGGCAACACGCTTTGGCAATGCACGGCGGCGATTGGCTCGGACATCGTCGGCACGAACTCCCTGACGTGGGTGAAGGTCGGGGCCGGGACGGGCGGGGCCGTCGGGCCGAACCCTTCGACGATTAACTCGGTCCCGCGATGGGACTCGACGGACGGGACGACACTCGAAGATTCGGAGGTGTTGATTTACCCGTCGTCGAACGACAAGCTGCAAACCAACGCGACGTTCATGGCGTGGACGACAGCCACAGACGGGGCGACGGTCGCTTTCGATTTCGACCAGTCGGACAAACAGATTCTGACGGAGGGCGGGAACCGGACGCTGTCGGCCACGAACGTCTCAGTCGGGCAACGGATCACGTTGGCACGGTATCAAGACGGCACTGGCGGGCGAGTGGATACTTGGTTCGTGAACATCAGTTGGGACAATGGTCTAGCCCCGGTGCAAGACCCGACGGCGGCCGGGTGGGACTTGGTCGTGCTGGATTGTATCGGTCTGGATGGCTACTCAGTTCCGCAATGGGTCGAGGTCTGCCGGACATCGTCGGCCCCACGGAAGGGGATCACAACGGCGACGGATGGGGCGACGGTCACGTTCGACTTGCGTGTGAGTCCAAAGCAGGTCGTGACTCTCGGCGGCAACCGGACGCTGGAGGTGAACACGTCGTCGTTCTACGTGGGGATGACGGTCGCGATAGGGCTGATTCAAGACGGCACGGGATCGCGGACGGTGACGTGGGGGACTTCGTGGGGGACGATCAACTGGCGTGCGAACAACGGGACGGAGCCGACGCAGCCGACGGTGGGCGGGGCGGTGTGCTGGTTGTGCTTCATCTGCCGGACGGCGGGCGGGTCTCCGGTGTTCGACTGCGTGGGGATCTCCGGGCAAGCGGCGGAGGTCGTCACGGTCTCGCACTTGATCGGCGGAACAGCGGCTCCGGCAATCGCAGCCGGGGCAGGGGCGGGCACTGGACCGACAGTGGCGGTGAGCCGGGCGAGCGACTTGTCTGGCGTGATTGAGGTCACGACTGGCACGACTCCGACGGCGGCGGGCGTGGTCGCGACCCTGACGTTCGCAGCGGCATACACGGCGGCTCCGAACGTCCAGTTGACTCCGGCCAACGCAGTCACGGCGGCACTGTACGGAACGGCGAACCCGTGGCCTTCGACAACGACTACGACGCTTGTCCTGACGGCCGGGGCAGCGGCATTGACTGCTTCGACGGCCTACAAGTGGTTCTACCAATTGGCTCAGTAAACTTGCGGACGAATCGTCCAGAAGAGTTTACTGATCGCGTTCAAATTTAAGGGGGTGGGCTATGGCGGCATTCAACAAGTTCTCATCGTTCGTCGAGCAACTGGCGGAGAAAAACTTCAATCTGGGGTCGGACACGTTGAAGATCGTGTTGACGTTGACGGCTCCGACAAGCGCGAACACGGTGCTTTCGGACCTGACGCAAATCGCGAACGGGAACGGCTACACGACAGGCGGGACGGCGGTGACGATCTCCAGTTCGGCGCAGACGGCTGGCGTCTACAAGCTGGTGTGTGCTGACGTGACGTTCACGGCGGCCGGGGGGTCTATCGCTCCGTTCCGGTACGTGGTGCTGTACGACGACACGGCAGCGTCACCGGCAGACGGCCTAATCGGGTGGTGGGATTACGGGTCGTCGCTGACACTGGCAAGTGG